GCCGAAGCCCCCCTCACCGGTCCTATTAGGACGCGCCCGGCGAACCGAACATGCCCAGCGGATCCGACCAGCCGAAGCTATAACGCTCGCGGCTCTTGTACCGGACGTTGCCGGTGTCGAAATCGCCATCCATGCTGTTTTGCAGCGGGGTACGCACGAAGTGCTTCATGCCGTTCGGAACGTCGGTCGTCAAGAACCAAGCGTTCGTGTCGGTCAAGAAGTGGTTCACAGCGTAGCCTTCCGGAATCGCACCCATCGCCTTCAACGCGTTGATGTCGTTATCGGCGGTCGCAACACGGAGTTCCGTGTCGAGGAGGCGCTTGGCAACGAACATCAAAGCCGGGGGAACGATGAGCTTGCGGGGCTTCGCAGCGATGAGCAAACCACGCTCGTCGGTCCAACCAGCAATCTGAATGACCGCAGCTTCCAACGAAGTCTCGTTGAGGTCGGCAGCAGTCAGACGGTTGCTGTTAACACCGCCCGAAACAAGCGGATGCGAGGCCGAGAACAGGGGCTGACCATCACCACCAGCATAGGCGGCAGCGAAGCCATTGTTCAGGACCGAAGCCGCTTTGACTTGCTTCGTGTACGCCATAGCGCGAGCAAGAGCCTTCGTATAGCGCTTGCTGAGCGAGTCGTACAGGTTGTCTTCAACCGCTTCTTCCGTGATGGAGAAGCCGAGAGCAATCGTCTCGTGGTTGTAACGAGCCGTCCAAGCTTCCTGCGCGTTGTCGTACGCAATGGCTTGGCCTTCCGGCTTGACCGGGGCAGCGGAGAATCCGCTCAGCTTCGTCTCTTCTTCGAAGGAACGCTCGGAGGTCTCGGTCTCGTAGATCTCCTTGTGCTCTTCGCCATATTGCTTGTACTCAAGGCCGAACAGGGCATTCAAGCCCGGCAGGAGTTCCTTAAGTAATTGTGCACGTGAAATAGCCATGTCTTAAGACTCCTATTAGGTGCCCGACGCGTTGTTATACGCGTGGTAGCCAGCGTTGAACTTGACGATGAACTCGACAATGTTCCCGCTGCTGTTGGCCGTATCGGTCACAACATCAACCACACGGAACGGCAACGAAGTCGTCACGTTGTTGATGAAGACACCCATCTTGCTGTCGCCCGTGATCGAAGAACCCGTGTTGAGGACGAGTTCCGCGTTCGTGCCAAACGAGTTGGCGCGGGAGATGTAAGCCGGGAGAAGACCGCCCGAAGCGTTGTCGGCAACGTTGCTCGTCACGTTCACGACCTTGAACAGAGCGTTCGGGTCATCGGCAACATAAGCAACGATGTCGTCAGCGACGACGCCACCCGGATAGTACTGCGAGAACAGCTTCTGCTTCGTAGTCGGGTTGGTGTACGAGCATCCGAGGAACACACCGATGATTCCCGCAATCGGGGTCGAGTTGTTCTGGAGGGTCGTGATGATGACATTTCCCGACGAGTTCAACTGAACCACATCGCCGTTATAGATGGCGGTGCCGTAGTTGCTCCCAATCGGAATCTGTCGCGTAGCACCCGCAAACGGAAGTCCACCGATCAGATTGACCGGCTTCAAACCGTAAGGTGCATCAACAGTGGGATAAGCCATTTGATACTCCTAAGTAGTTAATTTATTTGCCCTTACCAAACGAGACCGTAGTCTTTCTGTCGTTAAACAGTGGCATACGCTCGTCGTTTAGTCTCATGAAGTTATTGTCTACAGACTGCATCTGAGACTGAGCTTGGCGTGTGTAATAGTCATCACGCTGTTTCATCAGTTCAGCCGGAGCCTTGCAGAGCAACAACCCACCAATCTCAATGTTGTCTTTAAAACGTCCATTGGGATCAGCTTGCAGCATCAGTTTCGGTTGTTCGGCGGCTTTGACCGGCTCCCAACCTTCCCGTAATTTTGCAGACGTATTAGTGGGATCTGCTTGACCCATAATACTGGTCCGAATCCAGCGGAACACCCAACCTTCCTGCGGCTCCGGTTCGGGGAGCGTTTGGGGCGGGGTCCAAGAAATCTTACGTTGTGCCGCTTCTCTATTTTCAACTTCTCGTTGCAGACGATTCTCAGCCATTTGCGTTCTCCAGTTTCATGAGTTCCCGTGCATACTGTTCATTACTCAAGCCAAGTTTCTTAGCCAGAGCAACTTGCGTAGCTGTCAAACGAATTTGACGAGGCGCGGTTCCCCGCGTCACAGGAGCCACGTTTGTGGACGGCTTTGGTTTGGCAGCGGTTTTGGCCACTTCCTTTTGAGGTTTGGCTTCCTCTTCAGCGTCTTCGAACGCCTCTGGAAACCGCCTCTTCATCGTCGCATCGATCTGTTGGTAGTAATCGTCACTACGCGGATCGATTCCGGACCTGACCAGCTTTTCATGTAGGCCGAGTGCGAGGGCGGTCATCTCCTCGTCCACGCCGAACCAAGTGTTGTTCCGTTTCCAAGCATCGGCTTTTGGGTCGATGGCTGGAGCAGGCGCTTGTGGCGTCGTTACCTGTTGGTTTTCTTGTACACGCGTATCTTCTTCTTGTAAAGAGGGGCGGAAGTTTTCATATTGCTTTAGACGCAGTTTGGCATCTGTCATAGCCTCCTGCGCGGCAGCGATATTCTCCGCATCGCCCGACTCATAAGCTTGCTTTAGTTTATCTTTAGCCACTGCCAATTCAGTATTGGCGGCCTTAGTGACCTCTTGGATGAAGACCCGCTCACCAACGCCGAGGCGCTGCTTGAGACGCTTGTTCTCCTCCATCTGGGCCTGAGCAAACTTAAGGGCTTCTTCACGCTCACGAGCAGCGGCTTCCTTGGCCCGACGTTCGTCGTTCCAAACCTTCTTCATCTGCTTGAAGCGTTCTTTTACGTCATTGGAATACTGGTCAAGTTCGTCCTTTTCCAGATTCTCGACGATCTCCTTCGGCATCGGCTTGGCGTGTGCCCGATCCTCTGGAGGCATGTCATCGACTACCTCGATGCTGAACTCCTGATTATCAGGAGCCTCTTTCGCTTCCTGCTCGTCAGGAAACTTAAATTCTTCAAGATCTGCCATAACTATTTCTCCTTATGCGCGGCGGATACCACGGGGGTCATCGACCACCGCTTCAACCGTGTCGTCATTGATGATGCGGAACTCACGGCCATGAATGACCACGCGAGTACCTGAGTACGGGCGAGTGAGGACAAAATCCCCCTCTTTGCACCAAGGTCCGGTAGGGAACCGGTCTTTATCGGTATAGGCCATATCACCCATCTTCACGACGAAGAGAACGACCGTAGTCAACTCTTCAGTTCGCTTGGTGTCCTCGGCCTTAACGATTCCGCCTTCATATTCCTCTTCTACATGAGGAACCGCGCACAGCAACCGATACCCCCTCGGTGCTGGTAGCAAGGAAGCTTTCTTCGCTTCCTCCTGTGTTTTCTCAACATCAATATTACTCATCGTCTGTCTCCATCCGTTTTGCAAGGTCATTAATTAGGACTTTGGCGGCGTCAAGACCTTGAATGACTCCGCACAATCTTCGGTACTCTTCGATATCCTTCAGCGTGCCTTGAGACAGGAAAGACACGACGTTGGAACGCTCGTCCTCAAGTTTTGATTTGAGGTACTCAAGAGGCGTTGTATAACTCATTTACTCCTTCTTGCCCGTTTGGGGGCGGTTGCGCTGAAACTCAGCAGATTCCTTCGACTTGGCGATGTCGATACCCATGCGGACTCCCTCTGCCTGCTGTTTGGCGGCAAGGGCAGCTTTGTGCTTCTGGATATCTGCGCCCATTTTGGCTGCTTCAATTTGCTGACGATTTGAGATCTCAACCTGACGCAGTTCAATCTCGTCGGCCTTGAGAGCCGCATCAATCTGCAACTCCTTCTCCTTACGCTGCTGATCAGCCATCTTGACCTGAGCATCAAGCTGCAACTTCTGCTGCTGAATCTGAGCATTAAGCTGCAATTTTTGTGCTTCGATCTGCAACTCCTGCTGTCGGAGTTGAAGCTCCATCTGCTGCATCTGGATAACAGGGTCTTGAGCCTGTTGCTGGGCCTGTTGCTGTTGGACTTCGGCCTGATCCTTCTGGAGCAGTTTGGCAGCGGCGGCTGCGGCGAGTTGAGAGATCTGAATTTCTGCTTCTTCCGGCAGGAAATTCTCGTCCTTCTCCGCATCGGGCATCGGCGGGAGATTTGCTCCCAGTTGTTTCTCGATTTCCTTGCGGTATTGAAACGCTACGTGCTCCATGATGTGAGCAGCGCCAGCGGCCATGATAGCTTGAGCCTGTGGGTTCTGACCCACAATCTGCATGATTTTCGGATCCTGCATGGCCATCATGTGAACCTGTAGATGTGCCTCGTGATCTTGATAATAGAACGCCTTCACAGGTCTGCTGTTCATGAGGTTCATATTTTCTGTCACGGGGTCTACAGGCTTGAGTTCCTCCTCCACCGGGATAATCTTGTTGGCGTTTCGGATGCCTAACGTCTCGATCATCTGGCGATGGAGATAGGGAAGATCGTAAATTTCTGGAGCAGTCTGCGACAGTTGAAGCACTGCTTGGTACTGCACGACCTTCTGCGACATCGTGGCCGCGTTCGGATCGGATACCGGCAAAATATCAACGTTGTCGTAGTCGGACTTCTTGGCCTTGCGACCGCCAACTTCCGGCTCGTATGAGTATTCGTCTGGCGTGTAGTCCCGAATAATCGCAGCGAGGAGTTTGAACTCCTGCTTCATCGTGTAGTGAATGCGAGCCTGAACAGCCGACATCACCTTCAACACGCGCTCCAAAATGGCGAGCGTCGTACCCACCGGAGCCTGCGAGGACATATCGCTGACTTTGAGATCCGACACCGCAGCGAAGCGGCGTCCTTCCTCGACCACTCGGTCCATCAACTGAGCGAGAGTCTGCGAGGGTTCCTTGTACGGCAGAGGAAGAATGTTGTCGCGGATTGCACCGCTTGGTACGTCTACGTCTCGGAATTCTCCCGGAGCAATAGGCGTATCGTCTCCCTTAATTCTAAGCCCACGCGACTTGAGGCCACCCGGAAGGTTGCTGAGTGTTCCTGCGTCGATAAGCTGCCTAAGAAGAGATGTAGCTGCCTTAGAGTGTCCGCCGATAAGGTGGATGAGACCAAAGTAGTAGAACCCGAATCCGGGGATGTAACCATAATGAACAAAGTGCTGTCGCTTTTGCTTGAGTTCATCTTCTTCCTTCCAATTCCGCCGAATGGCTAGAATCGTCCCCGTACCCTTCTCGATTGTTACCACGTAGGGCAGCGCAATCCCCGTCTCGTGATTATCTTCATCAACGTCCGGATAATCCTTGAGGTCCAGATTTACGTGCATCTCAAGCAACTGAAACCGATCATCCATCGACGCTGAGAAGCCCTGATCCTCAGCCTTCTGCTTCTCCACCTCGTCCATGACGCGCATGGGCTCGCCCAAGTCCACATCACGATAGAACCCGGCGTACTGAAGCTTCTTAACCTCGTTCTCGGTCTTACGCATCTTGTGCGTAACACGCTCGGCTGTCTCAATGTTCGGCGCACCGTACGGCACCACGATATCTTCAGCCGGGATATAGACCGCAGTTTGACGCCCCAGCGAGGGATCGTAATAGACTTTCTTAAATGAGTTACCCGAGAGGGCGAGGCTCAAGAGAAGCCGCTCATGCTCAGGTCGGTACTCCTTCATCTCCTCGGTTAACTTGTAGTTCATGTCATCAGCGACACGAATCGCAGACTCTTTCTTCTCAGGAGTCTCCTTGCCGATAATCTTGGTCTTGACCGGCCCCATAGCCGGGAAGACTTCCATAATCGTTTCGGACTGGAACTTAACTGCCGACTCCATCAGGAGAGGATGGAACACACCACATGCACCCGGCCACGGCTCAGTACGCTCTTCGTACCGAATACCCAGAATCTTCAGTCCTTTAACGTAGGTGTCGAGCCAGTCTTTGCGGGAGGCGAGGTCCTGCTCATAATCTGCGATTAACTCGGAGGCGAGAAGCTGAAGTTCGTTCTCATCCATGTACTCGGCAAGGTTGGCGTCGAAATCCTCAGCACGGGGTTCGGCTTTTGCCATCTGGATGACCATGCCATCCACGCCGATATTGACCTCTTCCGGGTCAACGATCTCAATCTCAATCGGCTCCGCGTCCGCCGCCATCGCAGCAATGCCTTGGGGAGCTTCCATCAAACTTTTATCGACAGCCATCTAAACTCTCCTAATAGTAGCCTTCGCGCCTGTGGCTCTTGAACCATTTTGTTGGCTCAGGCTCGTCTGACGGAAGTCGAATAAACCCACCCTGTCTGAAGCGCAGAAGAGCGAGAGTCGTAGAGTCCACCAAGTCATCATGGGTGCCGGAGGGGAAATCGTTACACTCCTCCACTACTTCTCTGGCCCACCTATGGTCAGTACACCAGACTATACCTGAAGAAAACAAGTCTGACACCGCATTAACTCGACTGATCTTGTCCTGACCCTTACCCGGCGTGAACTCACTGATCGGCACGCCCATCCGACGCATCTCCTGATACAGCGCCGCACCGTTGGATTTCTTCTCAACGATGAACGTATCCGGGTTCCACTCCTTGTACTCCTCAATCACCAACGCCTTTAACTCGGGGAACTCCAGTCTTTGTTTTATGGAGTTAAGTAGAATTATGTTGTAGTTCTGGGTCTCCTCATTAAAGAAAACCCCCCAAGTAGTCAGGGCATTAAAGTCCGAGCGGTTAGATTTCTCTTGGGCTGCGTCGAGGCTCATGATTATGTGCTCGCACTGCGGGGGACTCTCTCCCTCCCATATCCGCCACCACTCCCGCTTGAGGAGCGCACCCTCCTCCGAGGTCGGCTGCTGCATGTACTGTGCCTGCCAATAGCGCACATCCATGCTGGCCTTTTTAGCCAAGAGTTCATTGATATCCCAGAACTCAGGCCATAGCGGTTTGTCGTTCAAAATGGCGGGAAATTCCACGACTTCCCACTGATCTGCGCCTTCTTCGCGCAACATGTGATCCACAATCTTGCCGGTCAAATCCATCTTCGACCATCGGGTCATCACGACAATAATCGCACCACCCGGCATCAATCGTTGGACTGGACCCGACTGGAACCATTCCCAAGCTGGTTCAAAAACGTCTGCGCGACCTTGTTTAGCCTCCTGTTCTGAGTGGGGATCATCAATAATGAACAAATCAGCACCTCGGCCAGCAAGAGCACCGCCAACACCGATAGCAAAATACTCACCATTAAAATTAGTACCCCATCGAGAAGCAGACTTACTATCAGCTTGCAGAGAGACATTAGGGAAGATGTCACGATAGTTTTCTCCTCCGACCAAGTTACGCACCCGTCTGCCGAAATTAACGGCGAGATCAGCGGTATGCGAGGCCATAATCACTTTCTTCTGCGGGTACTTGCCTAGAAACCACGCCGGAGCGAGGTAACTGATCATCTCGGACTTGCCATGACGCGGGGCGATGTTGACGATGACCCGCTTTTTCTTACCTTCGGCTATTTCTTCGAAGATTCTGGCGAGTTTTTTGTGGTGCGGACCAACTTTGTAGCCCGGATACACGTGCTGAATGAAATCTAGGAACGAATCCTTGCCTAGTTTCTGCGTAATTTGGCTTTGATACTGCTTGAGAAGGTCGGCAACGCGCCGTTTCTCTTTATCCGGCATGTTCGGCAGCGCTAGACGCAGCTTTTCTATGTTTTCTTGGGTCAGTTGCACGATTTTTCAGGGCTTTCGTCGCTAACGACCTTGTATTCAATGCCTTCCAACACCGACAGAAGCTCTTTCTCGACCTCTTCGATGGGCTTTATCTGGTGCGTTATCTCACTACGCTTCTTAAATGCGTCGATTCCGTCCACTTCGCCCAGTGCTTTGAGCGCTGCAATGCGCGTTTTGACATCATCGGCTGCTTCAACTGACTCAAACAGCTTATTAACCACGTACAACTTTAGATCTGACAACTCCTTGACGATCATGTGGTTATATCTGGCAGCGATACCGGCATACATCGCTATGACTTCGTTCGGATAAACGCTGAAGTCAGGCTTCATATTCGGGTTCTCGACCATCTCACGTGCCAATTCCTTGGCAGCTTCGGCATCGCCATCCGTGGGAACGATGGGTGTCTGCGTGATATCCGAGATCAACTTAATTGTCCTTGCCCGCATCTCTATCTCTTCGGGCGCAGACAACTCAGGTAGGGCTTCCCGAGCGTGAGCCGGGAGCGGGATGTTGTCTTCGATGTCAGGAACTAACGGCTGTGCATCCATGTGTGTGGATAGTACAACAAAATATATAAAAGAAAATGGCATGGTACCAAATTGATGACGGGGGGTGTTTCTATATGAAGGG